GCAAGACTATCAGGTAAAGTTGCTGTAGTAAAAGTAGGGGCTAATTCAGAAGTTGAATTAAAAGAAAAGAAAGATAGAGTTGAAGATGCAATATGCGCTACTAAAGCTGCTATAAAAGAAGGTATTGTTCCAGGTGGTGGTATTGCTTTATTAAATGCTGCACAACAGGTTAAGACTTCTAATTCTTACGAAAACATACTCTTAAGAGCCATTCAGGCGCCTTTTAAGACTATTTTAAGTAATGCAGGTATAGTTAACTATAAAACATCTTTAACAGAAGGAAAAGGCTTAGATGTAGTTACAGGAAATATGGTTAATATGATTGAGTCAGGGATTATAGATCCTTTACTTGTCACAAAAAGTGCATTAAAAAATGCAGCATCAGTAGCCTCAACTATTTTATCAACCAATTGTGTAATCAATAATTTAAGAATTAATGAAGGCAATAGGGAATAATTTAATAGTTAATATGACTAAGCAAGGTGTCTCTGAAACTAAAGGAGGTCTTTTCTTAGCAGAAAAACAACGAGAAGATATAAGATACGCTGAAGGTACTGTATTGTCAGCTGGAAGCAATGTTATAGGAATTAATGAAAATGATGTTATTTATTTTGATAAAAATAATTGCCATCAAATAGAAATTAATAAAGAAATATATCAAGTTGTTAATATGGCCAATGTAGTAGTTGTGCTGTGAGACTAGAAGCTAGTGACATTAGAGATCTTAATCTTTTAAAACATTACAGGATTATTAGAAAATGGGCTTGTAAAAATAATGATTTAAACGATGCGGATTTAGAATTACTTATATACTTCGATTGCATGGATCTTTTCACTAGAGAAGATTTTAAAATCGGTACATATTCTTATAGTTGGGATAACAGACGCTGGAACAGATTACTTAAAGAAGGTTGGATAACGGTATGGAGAAAACATAACCGCACAACCCAAAAGTATAATATCTATAAAGTTTCCTTTAAGTGTAAACAACTTATAAGTCGCATGTACCGTATCATGCTTGGTACTGAGGATATACCAACCTCTACCGCAAGAAATAAAATAATGAAGGGTAAAACCTATATAGACAAAGTTATGATTACGTCTATAAACAATGTTAATAAAGATAAAAACAGATAATCATGGGAAAAAAAGAAAAAAAAGTAGAGGTAAAAAAAGACCACTCTAAAATTGACAAGAAAATTAGTAAATTAAAAGATCTTATTAAAGCTCTTGAAGCTAATAAAAAATAATGGAAGACATTAATAAAAAAATTGATGAATCAATAGACAATCCTTTTGAAATAAAAAATAATTTTATTCCACCAAAGGATCAAGAATCTATGAGTGTTAAGTTTGACACTAAATTAGATAGATCAGGTAAATCAATAATAGAAAATACTCCAGTTGAAACAGCTGGTGCTTTTCCACCATTATCAACTCCAGACTTTACTCCTAGAGAAGAGTTTGATCAATACAATAACAATCTTACATAAATATTATGGCAAAACAACCAGGACAATACGGACAAAACGCAATATGGGTTTCAGGTTTATCAAAAGAAGGTAGAACACTCGTGAAAGGTAACTCAAGATATGGCGATAACTGTATGCAAATAATGAAAGCTGATACTCCATACAAAGCTGGACCAATCAGTTCTATAGCAAAGTAAAAACTCACTAAAATGAGTGATAGAATAAGTGAACACATATCTCTTAAAGAAGGTATTAAATCTCACACAGCTACTAGGTTAAATATTGACAATATACCTAGAGAATTAGATTTAATAAACATGAAAACTATTGCAGAGCAAGTGTTTGAACCTCTACGTAAATGGGTAGGTGGTCCAATTGCTATTAATAGTTTCTATCGCTCACCCAAATTGAATTCTGCCATTGGCGGAAGCACAACCTCACAACATTGTATAGGTTGCGCACTTGACCTAGATGATAACTATGGCCATAAAACTAATGCAGAGATGTATGAGTACATAAAGAATAATTTAGATTTTGATCAAATTATTTGGGAATTTGGAAGTGAACAAAACCCTGATTGGGTACACGTAAGTTATGTTTCAGAAGATGTTAATAGAAGAAGATGTTTACAAGCTTATAAAGAAAATGGTAAAACAAAATATAAAATAATATAATGGCTTATATTCAACACAACTCTCCTTTTGCTAAGATTAGAAAAACTACTAAAGGTAAAGGAAGAAATTTTAGAAGCACTAAAGAAGGTGCTGGTATGACTGAAAAAGGTGTTAAAGAATATAAAAAACAAAACCCTGGTAGCAAACTTAAAACCGCTGTAACAGGTAAAGTTAAACCTGGTAGTAAAGCTGCTGGAAGAAGAAAGTCATTTTGTGCTAGATCAAAAGGTTGGACTGGTGAAAGAGGAAAAGCTGCTAGACGTAGATGGAAATGTTAAAATAAAAAAAAAAAATAAAACATTATGATTAGAAATTATTACACTGACTCGTACAAGTCTGGTATATCTGTAACACCAAGTGATACATTGTTATTAGATGGTAGAACAAAAGCAACAACTCCACAAGGAGCGTGGAAAGAATATAACATATACATAGGTAATTCACCAAGCACATTACCGGTTACAACAACTAGTGACAACACTGTTGTTTCAAACTCTGCTAACGTAGGGTTAGCTTCACCAAACGCACAGGTAAAAGCTGGTATGAGAGTAACAGGTGGTACGCTACCTGCAGCTGGTGTTTTAATAGCATCAGTTACTAATAGTAGTAACTATGTTTTAGCATCGGCACAAAGCATAGCTGCTGATTCAACTCTTACTTATAGTTATGATTCAGAAGCTAAAATAAAAGTACATACAATAAACAATGAAGTAATAGAATTTGTAAAACCTGCTCAAGGTTTTGTATTACCTGTTAGTGTTGTTCAAGTATACGCTACAGATACTGAAGGTGGTATTTCAAATTTAGTAGCATTAAGTTAAAATAAATAAAAAAAAACAATTTAAAAATTATTATTATGGGATACGGTGGTAAAACAGTAAATGGTCTTTCGTCTTTAGGACCAAAAATGGGTGGTAAAGCTCATGGAGGCGGTGTTAAAATAGAAAAAGGTATGGGTAAAATTAGTCAATCACAAGACGATGTTTTATCTGGCAAAGAAACAAAAATGGAAAATGACTCTATGGGATCAGCTAAAATGATTTCTGGTGGTCATTCAAAAGGTAAGTTTATGTCAACACCTAAATACAAATCAGATGCTCAAAGAAAAGCGGTTCACGCTAGCAAAGCTGATGGTATGTCTAAGTATGGTCACAAAGGACCTGAAAAAGAATTAGTAGGTAACCAAGATAAACTACCACAAGAATTAAAAGATAAAATCGAAGCTGCTCCAGGAAAATATGGACATAAAAAAGGTCCACATAAAGAATCTCAGGATCATAAAATGGCTTACGACAGAAGTGAAATATCAAGATTAAAAAAAGATATTCACTTTGACGATTTAAAGAAAAAAGGTAAAAAATAATATACCTAGATAATACCATTATATATATACCAAAAATTAAAACAATTAACAAAAAACAATTATTATGAGTTATTTAAAAATCCCGCTTTTTCCAGCGGTCAATGGACAAACAAGTGTAATTATCCAAAAAAAGGATATTATTAGTGTATTAGCTGTAAATGCTACTAGTACTATTATCAACATTAATTCAGGCGGTGTTGCTACTGAAGATGTACTTACATTAACACACACAGCAGCCGCTGCTACTTACAGTGTAGCTGACATCATACAAGACACTTGGGTTGCAAGCCCAGGAAATGGTGTTGCAGTTATTGGAGGTATTCCAGCAACAGTTAGCGCAACAGGACAAGCTTTAACGTTCGTTCAGTTCTCAGCTGCATTATTTAGCTAGAAATTTATTAATACAGTTTACAGGGCTAAACGCCCTGTAGCTGTTTTAATTATGAGTTTTAAACTTACATCACCTTTTAAAAAACACGCAACACCTATAGTTAACATTCCTATGGAACAAAATGTAATGGGTAGAGCTGATAAAAGAGGAACTATTTTAATTAATAAGGATTTAAAAGATCCTAAGCAGATTGAAGACACTATTAATCATGAAAACGTTCACATAGAGCAAATGGCATCTGGTGAATTAGATTATGACGAACAAGCTGTATATTTTAAAGGAAAAAAATTCTTAAGAAAAGAATTTGATGAATCAAACAAAAATTTACCGTGGGAGGTAGAAGCTTATAAAGCAGGATAATTATGTCACAACCAAAAAAGAAATTTAAAGATACTAAAGTAGGAAAATTTCTACTAGGTAAATCAGGTATTATAAATGTGATAGGAGATATACTGCCTGATCAAGGCGCATTAGGTATGGTTAAAAACCTTATAGACAAGGATCCAGACCTACCACCACAAGACAAAGAAACAGCTCTTAAATTATTAGAGCAAGACACTATAGAATTACAAGAGGTATCAAAACGCTGGGAAAGCGATATGAAATCTGATTCATGGCTTTCAAAAAACACTCGGCCAATGACATTGATATTCTTAACATTATCTCTTGTTGTTTTTATACTATTAGACGGGTTTGATATATCATTTGGTATTGATACCGGTTGGATAGACCTTTTAAAATCACTTCTTATAACCGTTTATGTTGCCTATTTCGGTTCACGAGGTGCAGAGAAATTTAAATCAATAGGCAAATAATCAAATTAAATTAAAAATGGAAATTAAAAAAGACCAATTAGAAAAAATTCAAGGCTTTCAGAAAGACTTAAACAAGTTGTTAAACGAAGTAGGATTTTTAGAAGCCCAGAAAACCTCAGTATTAGGTAAGTTTCATGAAGTAAACAAAGAGACTGAAGACTTTAAGAAAGAATTAGAAGAAGAGTATGGATCTATCAACATTAATTTAGAAGATGGAACATATACTCCAATTGAAAAGGAAGAGGATAAAAAGGAATAATGTCATCTGTAATTAGAAAGATAAGTATTGGTTCTGACTATAAAACTGATGCTATGCACTATTCGTTAGGGCAGTCAGTATATGGTGGGCATACAATATCACATATACTTTCTGATAAAACAGATAATTCCTATAATATCTACATCAAAAAACGAGACGAAGTATTGCCGTGGAAGAAGTTTAATTCTAACATGGCAATATCAGTTGAGTATGATTTAGAATATTAGTGAAAAGTTTATTTGACTTTATCGTTGAGCCTGTTGGCCAGCGATATAATAATGATGTTAAAGTAGGTGACAAAAGCCTTATAATTAACACACAAGTAGAAACTTTTAAGTCCGTAAATAATATAGCTAAAGTTATAGAAACACCTTTGTCATTTAAAACTGATATTAAAAAAGGTGATTTAATAATGATTCACCACAATGTTTTTAGAAGATGGTATAATGTAAGAGGTGAAGAAAAGAATAGTAAGTCTTATTTTAAAGATGGTTTATATTTTGTTCAATTAGATCAAGTGTATTTATATAAAAGAAAAGACAAATGGCAAACTATTAATGATAGATGCTTTATAAGTCCAATTAAAAGTAATGACAATACAGTGTCTGATCAAGAGCAATATCTTATTGGTATATTAAAATACGGTAATAGTGCATTAGAAGTGCTAGGAATCAACGAGGGAGACCTTGTAGGTTACACACCTAATGGAGAATATGACTTTGTCGTTGATGGCAAACGTCTTTATTGTATGAAATCAAATGATATTGTAATTAAGCATGAACGTCAAGGAAACGAAGAAGAATATAATCCACGCTGGGCACATAGCGGTTGAAGAATTAATTAAAGTAGCAAAAGAAGCTATTGTAGATTCTGATGACGATATATCTGCTGATAGATTAAAGAACGCTGCTGCAACTAAAAAGTTAGCTATATTTGATGCTTTTGAAATACTTAATCGTATTAAAGAAGAAGAAGATATGATTAATGAAAAACCAAAAGAAGAAGTTCAAGCTAAAGCTTTTGGAGGTTTTGCAGAAAGAAGATCTAAATAATGTACGAGCAAACTTTATATAAAGTAATTGATCACATAAAACCACATGTTATAAAAAGATTAAACAAATCTAAAAAGTGGGATTATGGTTATAATAAAGAACATGATGTTATTGTTATATCTAAAACTGGTCAAATAAGTGAGGTGTATGAAATACAAAATCTTAAAATAGCATTACCAAAAGAAAACAATGTATTTACTGAAGCTGATAAATGGCAGACTCATGAATACCCTAAGGAGCTAAAAAAGATTAAAACAATATTTGATTGGAAACAATATCCAGAAGATTTTAAAGAAAAATGGTATGCATATATTGATAGAGAATTTGCTAGGCGCCACGAGGGCTATTGGTTCACTAATAAAGGTAAAGCTACTTATATTACTGGTACTCATTACATGTACTTGCAGTGGTCCAAGATTGATGTTGGGCAAGCAGATTTTAGGGAAGCAAACAGATTATTCTATATATTCTGGGAAGCTTGTAAAGCAGATACAAGATGTTACGGAATGTGCTACCTCAAAAACA